CGGTCGCGTGATCTCGTTGACGGCACAGAAGACTCCGGGCAAGCGAGGGCGTCCCCCGACGATGGCGTTGGTTCTTCATGACGACATCAGCGAAGGAACGCAGGCGTACGGGGTGCGCGAGCTGGAATTGGTTTGACCGATTTGGGAACGGGGACGGTCGGACCACTTTGGATGATGTGACCCGACCGTCCCCACCCGTCATGCAGCCTTTTTCTGCTTCACCTCTGTCACGCCAGTCCACAGGCCACGCTCCAGGTTCTTGGCCACACCAATGCGCTTGAGGTAGCTGAGGGTTGAGCTGACGAGGGCACGGTCGTCTTCACGTCCGTGCTTGGCCATTTCGGCAACGATCTCATCCACTGTCACCGGTCTTGGTGCATTGGTGATGATCGTCTGGAGCATCTGCTTGCGCGTCACTCCGCTGCCGTTGTGGCTGTTGTGCCGTGGACGCCGACGACGCTTGGGACCGTGTAAAACGGTGGCCGTTGTCGTCAGCATCGTGCTGGCCAGTTGTTCTTGCGTTGACTCGGCGATAATTAGGATGCGCTCCATCTCGTCTGCCTCTGCCCGCTTCTGTTCGATGCTCAACTTGAAGTCATCGATAGTTCGGTTCAGTCCACCCAAGAGGTCAACCGGGGTTGACAGTTCCTTGGTTCTTGGCATGTTGCTGGTTCTCCTTTCGTGACGCTTCCCCACTCTGGTGGGCGTCGCTATTTATGTTACCAGTTGGTTGGGGATAAGTGACGCACACGCCAATAATTACGTCTGTGTAAGTTCTGTGACCTGCGAAAAAGTGATGTTGGGTGAAGGATATGACCGACCGAATCAAGGCTAGAGACGGTCGGGGGCGCAACATCACGACGCTACAAGACGCCCAGAACGCCATGCGTGCTGCGGAAATGCGGTCCCGGTCCATGACGTATCCGCAAATTGCCGCGGAGATGGGCATTGCCCTGTCGACAGCGTATGACCGCGTGCAGCGTGGGTTCGCTCAGATCCCGACCGAGGGCGGCAAAGAGGCCAAGCGTCTCGAACTGGAAAAGCTCGACCGCATCGAGGCGCATCTGCTCGGGGTCATGGAGCGTGACCACATCAAAGTCGACCACGGCAAGATTATCTATGACGACACCGGCAATCGCATTCTCGATGATGGTCCCGGCGTCACTGCCGCCAATTCGTTGCTGCGTGTTCAAGAACGGCGTTCACGGTTGATGGGTTATGACGCACCGACACGCGCAACGGTTCAGGTAATCACCGAGGATCTGGTGGACGAAGAGATCAGTCGCTTGGAGTCGCAACTTGCCGAACGTCAGGATCGAAGCGCCACCGGAGAAATTGGCCCGGCTGAAGGAACTGAAGCAACAGCTAGCGACAGCTGAGAATCGACGCCTGTATTCGTACAGGGATCGACCGGTCGAGTTCGTTGACGAGATTCTGTGCGAGGAGCCGTGGGCGGTTCAGCGTGAGATTATGTCCACGCTCTGGGATCGTGGCCGCGTCGTCGTCCCGTCTTGTTTCGCGTCCGGCAAGTCGTGGACCGCTGCCCGAGTCGTTATGGCGTGGGTGGCAACAGCGCCCGACGCCATTGCCATCACCACGGCGACGACCTGGAATCAGGTCGAGACGATTCTGTGGGGTGAGATTCGCAAGGGGTGGCAGCCGTCGCTGCCCGGTCGCCTGTTGCCGCGTGCCCCCGAGTGGGTCATATCGCCATCGAACTGGGCGCGTGGTTTGTCCGTTGTGGACCCAACGAACTTGCAGGGTTACCATGAGGGGCGCGTTCTCGTCGTTGTCGACGAGGCCGCCGGCGTCGAGGCTCCAATTTACGAAGCGATCAACGGACTGCTTGCCGGCGGCGATAGCGCCTGTTTGCTCATCGGTAACCCGATTGAATCATCGGGGCCGTTCTACGAGGCTGCACAGAACCCGCGCTGGAAGTGCATACCGATTTCGGCGTTTGATACGCCGAACCTGCTGGCCCCAGATGGTGAAGTCCCATATCCGAAGCTCGTTACCCGTGAATGGGTTGAGGAACGCCGCGACGAGTGGGGTGAGGATGATCCGCGATGGATCTCTAAGGTCCTTGGCCAATTCCCCGACGTTGGCACGCGCATCATCGTGCCGCTCGCCTGGTTCGACCGTATCAACAAGACCGAAATCATTGAGTTCGACAAGACCGATCGTCCACAAATGGGGTTGGACATCGCTCGATTCGGTAATGACGATTCGGCCATGTGCATTCGTCGCGGTCCGCAGATCCTGCACCTTGAGCGCATTCATGGCGCCAGTGGTCCAGAGGTCGGCGGGTGGGCGGCGAATCGTGCGCGAGAATATGGCGTTACCCGCATTTGGGGTGACTCCGGTGGGCTCGGTGGCCCGGTACTCGATTTTATGCGATCCGCCGGTCTGAACGTTGTCGACGTAAACGCCGGATCGAAAACGCACCACCCCGAAGACTTTGTGATATTGCGTGACGAGTTGTGGTGGTCGTTCCGGGATCGGTTCCGTGATCAGTCGTTGACAATTCACCCGGATTGCGATCCGCGGGAAGTGTCCATCTTGCGATTGCAGGTGTCGGCGCTGTTCTACGACTACGACATGCGTGGACGAATCAAGGTGGAGTCCAAGGAACAGGCGAAAAAGCGCGGAGTGACATCCCCCGACCTGGCCGATGCCGGTTGTCTTGCGTTCTATAACGGAGGCAGTGGCTGGCAGGGACGTGAATGGTTGGAGTCTCAGTCCATCATGTGCCTGAAGGGCTGTCCGATTCCGAATCCACTGACAGCCACCCACTGCAGTACGTGTGGTGCTGAGCTTGATGTGCCCGAATACGACGAAAAGCAACTAGAAGAGTTCTCGCTGACGAGCGACGTCAAAACTCCAGATGCTGTGCCGCCAGATATCGAGCGAACGATGGAAGCGATCCGCACGTACGGGCCGAGCCAACAGTACGACCCGTTCGCACAGCGGGACTGGATGAGGCGATGAGCATCAGAGTGATACCCGTCAAGCCGGTTCACTACTGCGACCTTCCACGTTGGCGGCTGCGGCGCCGGCTCGGTGTGGAACTCGGTACGATCGTTCGGTGCGAGGACTGTGGGCTGCGTTGGCAGTGGCGCCCGCGTGGTGCGTTGGATCTTGCTGCGGGGTGGGTGCCGGTCAAATGACGGGCGGGTATTTTAGTACAGGCGGTCAGGTATGGCGGATACACCAGCGCATGATGCCAAGCAGACGCACCACTATCTCGTTCACTACCCACCGCATCCGCCGAGAGTTGACGATCCGCATTACGTCGACTTTGAGGCATATCATCGCAAGACTCGGGCCACCGCCCGGTGCTACATCGGCGAGCGAATCGGCTATGACGAGTGCAGGGATCAACACGGGAATGGTGCCGTTCCACCAACTGACGACGGAGTACAGCCAGGGCTCGAACTACACCACGCCATCGTTGAGTTCTCCCTCCAAAACGGGATAGACCTCGCAGCGCTTGAGATTGACTACCCCGGCATTTCTGCCGCCAGTGTCGGCGCGTGGGTCGAGAGTGGCACGAACTTCAGGTGGTTGTGTTGCTGGCATCACCGAGGCGCTGCCGGGGCACACACAGCGAGCCATTCCGATTGGACGGCGTCGGAGTATATCAAGGGTTTGATTACTTGAGGAGAACGGTGATCCCTCGGGCTTACTACTGGCGTGGAGATGAGCGCACCGGAGCCGTTGCGAATCTGGGCGACCAGCTCACGCCATTGCTGCTTAAGCATTTCGCGGGACTAGATGTTCAGTGGGCGCCACCCGCCGAAGCGGACATTGTCTGTTGCGGCAGCGTGCTCGACGTGTTGCCGCGCTCGGGTTGGCGCGGCACGGTTATCGGCGCCGGCCAACTCCACCGCGGCACGGTGACCGACCTGCGCGACGCTAACGTTCTGGCGGTACGGGGCATGCTGACACGGGAGCGCGTGCAGTGTGCGGGTACGCCGGTTGTCGGCGATCCGGGGCTGTTGGCGAGTGAATTGGTCACGCCGGTGCCGAACAGCATCGAACTCGGGGTTCTGCCGCACTGGTCGGACCACGAACTATGGCTTTTTGAACAGGCGAACGCACTGAAGTACAAGTACGCCGTGCCGACGCTGATCGATATCACCGGTGATCCGCTGGACGTGATCCGACAGATCGGCAGTTGCCGCAAGGTTGTCACGTCGTCGTTGCACGGAGTAGTGGTCGCTGACGCGTTCGGGATTCCGCGGCGTGCGGAGTTGGCGCCGTCGATGATGACCAACGCTGCGTGGGAGGGCGGACGATTCAAGTGGTCCGACTACGGGAGTTCGCTCGGCCAGCGCGTTGAGTTTGGTACGCTGCAGACGGCGCCGAAGGTGCGCGTTGACCAGATGCAACACGATCTATTCGAGGCATTTATTACTCTGCGGGAGAACGCTGGTGTGTTGCATGTTGCGTAGGCGTCGAGTTCGCCAGCAGATTTCGTTGCTCGTTCCGCTCGGTGGCGACGATCCGATCAGGGCTCGTAACTGGGCGTGGTTGGAGCGCTATTGGCGCGATCAACTACCGCACGCTGAGATCGTGATCGGTCGTGACCGCAAGAGCCAGCGTCGGTGGCATCGTCGCAGGCCGCTGCCATTCAGCAAGGCCGTAGCGATCAACAATGCGTTCAAGAGGTCGCGGGGCGATGTTATCGTACTGCTCGACAGCGACGCATATCTCGACGCCAAGGTTGTCCAGCACTGTGCCGAACGGTTGCGGGCGCAGCGGAAGACCGGCGTGCGGTCGTGGTTCGTGCCATACGATCACCTGTACCGCCTGACTCGTCAGATCACGAAGCTCATCGTTGAGTCGGATCCGCGTCACCCGTTGCGGTTATCGACGCCGCCACCACCGCAGGACGTTGACGGGCGTGACGGTTCCGGTCCGATCAACGTGTTCGGCGCCATGTGCCAAATTATGCCGCGTGAGGCGTTCATCGCAGTCGGTGGTATGGATCCCCGTTTCCGCGGCTGGGGTGCTGAGGATTATGCCTTCGCCCTGGCGCTAGATGAGCTGTGGGGGCCGCGCCACAATACACCGAACGATATCCTGCACCTGTGGCATCCATCGTTTACGGGTGGCTCCGGGCCGGCGTGGACGGTGAAGATGTGGGCGAACCAGACGAAGCCCGGCGTGAACAACCGTCTCGGCGCCCGCTACGCCAACGCTATTGGCAAGCCTGACGCTATGCGCTCACTGGTTGACGAAGGGCGAAAACGATGACAGATCTGCAGACAGCGGTTGCCCGCGCACAGGACCACCTGCACACGGTCAGCGATGACCTGTCCATCGCGAACCTGGCTGGCGATCTGAGCAAGTGTCGTGCTGCCGTTGCTGCGGCAATGGCGACGGTCAACAGTGTGGCCGGTGATCTGGCGACGATTGCGGCGTTGGTGCCTGCCGAGGAAGACGAGCCAGCAGAAGAGATTGTTGCTGCTTTTGAATCGGGGATTACTTCGCTACCGACAGTCACGCCGCTTGCAACTCAGTAATAGACACGCACCGAACAAAGGGGATTGCGTGACAAGCATTGGCTTCTTCTCGACGGACTTCTCTAGTGAGCCCGTTGTGGACGAGACACAGTCCCGCATCCAGGGCAAGCAGGTCTTCGTCCCAGGCCAACAGCGGATCTCGTTCGGTGGCACGTTTCTGCAGCGTGGCGCCATGCCGGCGATGGAACTGAACAAGCACGGGTATGACAACCATCTGGCGTGGCGCTTTGAGGTCGCACCAGACGGGCACATCCGCACGCTTGATCTTGAAGGCAACTGGCACGATCCCGACTGGATTTATACCCAGCGGTGGATGCACAAAGACGGCGTTGAGCAGATGAGGCGTGCGCGTGCCGCGGGGCAACGTTGCTTGGCGGATCTTGACGACGCTTTTCACAGCCTTCCGAAGTCAAACATCGCACATTCAACCACGGATGCCAAGAACAACCCCGACTTTAATCGCGATCATTACTGGAAGATGTTGGCTGAGTGTGACTTTGTTACCGTGTCAACCGAGCCGTTGCGCAAAGAGATGGAGCGCCTGGGCGTTCCTGCGTTTACTGTCCGCAACGCCATCCAGTTGGAGCGGTGGCCGCAGCTCGATCCTGCCGAGGATGAGAAGTTCATCTCGTGGATTGGCGGCATCCAGTGGCGTGCTCACGATCTTCAGATTTTGCGGTCCGTTGGCCTGCCACAGTTCCTCAAGGGAACTGGTCAGGGCATGTACCACGGCGGCGAGTCGCAGGTTCCGGGTGTGCCGAAGTTCTGGGAGTTGATCGGCATTGATCCCAAGGAAACGCCCTGTGCTTCAGCGCCGTTGTCCCACATTGCCGCGTATCCTCAACTATGGGGTCCAGTGGCCGTGATGTTGATTCCGCTCGAGCGGTGTCGATTCAATGAGGCCAAGTCGTACCTCAAGGGACTTGAGGCGTGCGCCGCGGGTGTTCCGTATATTGTGTCGGCCGGATTTCCTGAGCATCAGATCCTGATCAACGAGGGAAGTGCTGGGCGGGTCGCCCGGAATGATAAGCCGTCATCATGGATCGGGCATCTGGAGGAATTGCTAGACCCTGAAGTCCGTCGGGCCGAAGGCAAGATTAACCGCAGCATCGCTGAACGCCACGACATCACCGATAGGTGGGTGGACTGGGATGTGGTCTACAAACAGTTCATTAAGTGACCGAGCTGCAACGCACGAAGTGTGGGCAACTAATGACCGATGACGAGTTGTTGCGGGCGTATATCGCTGATATGCGGTTCCGTAATCTGAGCGAGTCAACGGTGCTGGTGCGTCAGCGATATTTTCGCAAGTTCATAGCCGAGGTTGGATTTTATACCGCAACCGAACAGAAGATTACTCAGTGGCTGTCTCGTTCAAGTCTTCAGCCAAAATCGAGAGCGATGTGGATCTCCACGATCAACGCTTTCTACGACTGGGCGAGTCACAACCACATGTTCGCAGATACCGAGATGGGCGATAACTTCAACCCGGTTAAAGACATCGGTAAGCCTCGCTTGCACGCACGTACACCACGACCAATGCCAGATGACGACATTCGTAGAGCGTTGCAGCTGGCAGATCCTCGCATGAAGACGTGGATCGTTTTAGGACATTTGCAGGGTTGCCGTTGTATGGAAATCGCCGGATTGGTTCGGGAGGACATTCGCGAAGCAACCATGACACTGCATCTCATTGGGAAGGGCAACAAGGAACGGTTTTTGCCGTTGCATCCTGAAGTGCTGCAAGCACTGTTTGAGTGGGGCATGCCAGCAGAGGGTCGTCTGTGGGCTGATGAAACGCCGGCGAGCGTGTCGCGTAAGTTGAACAGGTTTCTCCATAACGAGGTTGGCACGAAGTCAACGGCGCACACGTTGAGGCACGCGTTTGGCACACGTGTTTACAGAAGTTGCCACGATTTACGCGCGACACAGGAACTCATGGGGCATAGTTCGCCACAAACGACAGCAGGATACGCCGCAGCCGACATGACTCAATCAGCGGCGATCATTAATGGTCTTAGCCTGTGACCATCGGCATCGGTATCACGACGTTCAACCGTCCCGAGTATCTAGAACGTTGCGCCAAGGCAATGAAGCGCCATCTCTACACCAATGGCGTGCCGTGCTTCTGGAAGCTGGCCGTTTACAACGACGGCAGCGACGCCGCCAAGCACCACGGCGCATACGAGCGGGCCTACAAACCTGTTCGTGCGATGGGCGGGCGCGTTATCGAAGGCACGGTCAACAGGGGCTGTGCCGTTGCGAAGAACGCGCTCATCACACACCTGTTGGCCGACCCGAACATTGAGTGGATCATTCTCGCGGAGGACGACATCATCGTCCAGTCGCCCGAAGCCGTGACAGAGTACGTCCGCATCGCACAGGAGTCGGGCGTGCGGCACCTTTCGTTTGCCCACCACGGGCCGGCAAACGCTGGCGGCAAGATCGCAGACAAGGGTGAGGTCGAGTATTACTACCACTCCATTGGCGCGTGGTGCCTGTTCCACCGCGACGACCTAATGACCCACGGGCTACTGGACGAGAACTTTGTCAGGGCGTGGGAGCACGTTGAACACGAACTACGACTAGGCGTGCAACCGCACATGTTTCCCGACATCGCCGGATCGGATCGGTACCTCGCCGAGATTCCCGGCAGCATCGAACGTTCGTCCATCCGGCCGATGCCAGATTGGTCGGACAACATTCGCAACGGGCTGATTTACTGGCGAGATAATCGTCCGGAGACTTTCAAGGCGATGTTTGGTGACGGTTGCCCGCTGCAGGGCTACGCCAACAGCATCCTTGGCTAACACACCCGAAGGGGACTGAATGGCAAGCATCCCCATCCTTGGGCGTAGGCGCGAACGCAGACAGGCGGAACTGGACGCAGCGGTTGACGCCGCCATAGAAAAGGCCATGTCGCCCGCAGTGGCGATGGCGGCGCAGCAGACTTCGGGTGCAACATATCCAGTGGGCATCAACCAGTCGTCACCGTTCAACCAGGTGGGACCGGGTCAAGGGTTCCAACCATTGCCACGTCCGCCCGGCGTCTTCGACTCGGGCTTCGGCCCAGCGATGCCGCTGTTCCCCGACGCGATCGACCCGCTTGACGAGGCGGGTCGGACGCTCCCGCGTCGTGCGCAATACCTCATAGCGGCAAATATCAACCTCATAGATCGACGCTTGCCGTGGTCGGTGTTACGCGGACTGGCCGAAGACGTTGACGTGATCGCCAGGTGCATCCAGTTAGTCCAAGACGCCATCGTCGGCCTTGACTGGTCGTGGGGATTCTCGCAGGGAATCATCAACCAGATCATGGCGGATCAGGATCTGACGAACAGCGCCAAGGCGACAGCCATCGCCCGGGCGAAGTACGGCGACGAGCTGCAGCGGGTACAGGAGTTCTTCGACTACCCCGACAAGCTCATGGGGTTCACGTTCTCGCAGTGGTTGACTGACGTTCTATACAGTCACCTCGTATACGACGGCGTGGTGATTGCACCGCGGTACAATCTC